CACAGGATCTTTTTGACCTAATGTCGTTAGAGAGTTTTCAATATACCAACCACCTGGACCTTGAAAGGCGTGAGACCAAACTCTTGCCCACGGCATTTCTTCGTTTTGAGTAGCAGGTAAAAAACGAATTACTGCATAACCATTACCAGTTTTATCTAGGTCAGGTTTCCACAATCTGTCGTCTTTGTATTTGTCTTTTGATTTAGTTGCTTCCTCAGGATTGAGGTTTGCTTCTATTTGCTTTGTTAACTTGTCAAAATTACTTTGACTATTTTTTAAGTTTTCAAATGCGTCCATAACTTTTCTCCTTGTATGTATTTCGTATTTGTATTATTTGTAAGTATCATAATGTAATTATATTCAATACTATTATTTATACAAGTTCTTATCATAACAGATATTATATCTCTTGTCAAGCACCTGTAAAAGTCTCTTTCATAGTCAATTTAGCACTCGTTCTATTGTATCTATGAAAGGGCAAAAACTTCTTAATTCTTCTACTATAATCTTTCCATACTACCTTTTCAACCACCTGTCTATCCCAGCGTTTAACGAATCCCAATAGGGTCTCAAATACGCTAAAAGTCTCATAACTAATCTTTTTGGATAAGAGTAATTTGAGGAAAGGTGGGTGCTGTCCTCTAACAACTGAAAACAACTCATCAAAAGTAAGCTTGTTATGCCCCATAAAATCCCTAATAATATTACACTCACTCCTAAAATTATAACTAAAAGAATCTTTATACCTTCTATAAGATAAGTATATGTCGTTTCCATCAGACTTGGCAAGGTCGCCAATCCATTTTTTATCATTGTGCAAGAAGTTTGATACAAAGAAATCAAGTGCTTGTTCTTCGTTATATTTCTTGCTAAGTTTGTGAAAAAAGTACCTATCATTTCTTTTCGTAAAAGTCTCTAATTTGCAATTGACTTTTCCTCCATATTGTACATAGTCATAACTATCTGTTGTGAAGTGAAGTTTAACACCAAGCCATATTTTAAAAACATCAAAGCCGCCATACATTATAAGGGTAAAACTCCTTCACTAGTTTTTGCTAACAAGTTTAACTTTTGACACTCCATAGTAATCTTTTCTTTTAGTGCTTTGTTCACTAAAGGACCTACGGTTGAAGTATCAATACCTCGTTCTTCGCAATAATTAATTATGCTATCCATATAAGTAACACCTGGATGGTCTTTCTTATACTTCTCTATTTCTAAAGAAAATTGTTTACTATTCATTGTTACACTATATCAGGTCTTAACAGGTTTGTCAAGCACCTATGTTGTTTGTTATTGGTGTATCAGGACTATCTAAAAACATACCACAACCTATTTGTAAAACGGTGTCGCTTGATTGTTCTTCTTTAAGTTGATATGTTAATGCGTTGCCAAGTCCAAAATAGTTGTCATTAACAAAGACCATACATTGGTCTTTAGTATCAAAAGTATAATTTGGATGCGTTCTAGGATATACTTCTCCTGTTTCCGCTGAAAATATTAGGGCAACAACCACAAAAATTGACTTCACTTAATCTCTCCTATAGGTAATGAAGTGTAGATTGTTTCTGTTGCCAACTACAATCTACAAAAGTCCGTAGTTAATCAGTCTCCCGATTAAGCTGCAAGGGCAAAATTATTTGCGCCATTTAAAAGTGCGTTTAAACTCGCCAGTTATTAATCTCCAATATATTTTTCAACACCTGTCGAACCTACATCAACCCCATAAAAGACCCGCTAGCGTCTGTGTTTTATATGATTGGTGGAGTTGGAGGGAATCGCACCCTCGTCCAGTATGTCTAATCCTATATCTTCAACGACTAATTCTTTTTAATTTTTTCGCAAGTCTTTTCGTTTGCGTTTAAACCTGCTTCTTTATCGTATAACCAAACATATGAGTAAACAACATTGTTGTCTTTCTCTACACATTTCTTACCAAAAGAAACTCTAGGTTCATTAATAGCACAGGCAGTTAGTAACATACCTAGTCCTATAATCATTAATACTTTATTCATTGTTTTCCTTATTCAGTTTTCGCTTTTGTAGTATCGAACAATTTAAATAACACACATTTTTCCATTTGGTCTGGTGTTTCAATTGTCGCTACCATTTCAGTTTCATCTTTGTTCTTGTAGATGATAACTGCAAACACTGGTGTACCATCATATTGTCCGCCTGACCTACCAAAGCCTATTTCAGTTGCCTTAAATCCACTATACTCTAAAAACTCGTCTACATTTGGTTTTTCACCACACAATATAGGTGCGTGGCTTGGGTAAAACAGATTGTTGGCATATGCGAAACTTGTCATCACACTTAACATAACAACAAGTCCTAATTTTTTAAACATTTTAGCTCCTTATTTAAAGAGGCGGCAAGCAATACAAATCACCTCTTACTAATTTTTTATATCTATTACTTTTTGCTTATCTCTTCGTAATATTTATAAAACTTTTTAATACTTTCTTGTAGTTGTGTCGAATAGTCATCTGGATTTTTAATCCATTCTTGCATACTTCCATCTTCACCTGCGATAAGTACGACAATTTGTTCTATCTTTTTTCCGTATAGCTCTTCATACATTTTTGCATAGGCAGTACATTGCAAGAAATAGTTATCAACCCAATCTTCAATCTTCTCTTTGTTCGCTGTTTTAAAATCAATTACAGACAATTTGTCTCTATATTCAGCGATACAATCTGTTTGACCTGCAAGTGTCAATTCTTTTGAGTACATAATCGCTTCAATCAAGTGTATGTTGTCTATGTTGTCAAGGTAAGGTTTCATAAGTCTAAACAGACCTAATGGTAATACGCCTTGTTCACTAGGTGTTTCACCTTTTAAATAATTCTCAACTAGAGTATGTGTCGCTTTACCTCTACCGGCAGCTCTTCGCATTTCAAAATTGGCAACTGCTTCGCCAATATTCTCACGCCATCTTTTAAGACCTTCTGATTTTCTGATTGATAAAATAGATGTAACTGATGGATATGATTTACCATCAATCTCGTAAAAACGAATACCGTTTTGATTTTTGCCTTTTGTTTGAGGCAGTAATTGTTTATTCAAGTCAATAAATTTAAATTTTTTAGCCATTATGTTTCTCCAATTTAGTCTCTATTATATAATATCCAATTTAGTTTGTCAAGCACCTATGTGGTTCGGAAGTCTTGTAACATATCGTTTACATCTTCCTTACTAAATTGTCCAAGCGCTCACTCTGGTTTGTACTCAACATATTGAGTTTTACCATTATCGTCTCTAAATGCTCTTAATGTTGATTTTCTGTTGTCTGTTGGCGACTTGTACGAACAATGGATCCACCCACTATTCGGTTCTTCAGGATTATGGAATTCCAATATCAATTGGTCATAATCTAAATTTTCAACAATCCACTTTGCCAATTCAGCATTCGGCGTTCCAAAGATTTCGAAATCGGCGGCTTGCCCCTTAGCGTGCTGTGAATTTACGGAACTTCCGATTGCAACACACAATTCTGGACTACGGAACCCACTTGATACCGTTACCGGAGTTGCGTAATGGTCACGGACCGGTTGCAATATGTTTTCACATAACTTCTGCAATGCTGTAATCTGGTCATCATTAGGATTATTATTAATACCTTTTCGCTCAGCCGTTTGTGAAGCAGTCAGTTCTTTTAAACTAAAGTTTTTACTTAACTTCATTAATTTTTACCTCTTGTTAATTTGAGTATTTTATCTATTTGAGCTTTTATAATCGGACCTCTATTTGGCCAATGAATATAAGGCTCATCAGACTTTGATAGATTATAAAGAAACGGTAATATAATTTTTTCAAGTTCTTTAAATCTTGCGTTAGTCTCTTCGTCTGTCACCTCTTTTGTTATAGTATCTTTTTCTGCAACGATTTGAAATATCTCGTTCATCGCTGACTTGATTGAAGATACATCTTTTTTCAAGTCTTTTAATTCATCTGTACTAGCAATCTTACTAGTATCAATAGAAGGAGTTTTAGGTGCCTCAGCGGCCGTACCTGCAATACCCCAATCATCATTTAGGTCAAAACCTCTCATATAATCAGGTATGTCTTTACTCATCATTGTCTCCTCTTATGTCGTGTAATATATTTTGACTAATAGTATTTCCTGTTTTATGTTTCACTCCAAAATCTATTACATTATAACCTAAACTAACACTATTCTTTTGTGCGATAGCAACACTTGTACTACCTACTGACAAGAAACCCAAGTTTATACTTGAGCATTGTGGTAATAAGAACAGGCTTAATATTATTAGATATCTCATTTGATAATTTTATGTTTCTTTAATACTTGTCTTGTTTTGATTTCTTTAATTGATTTTTTGCCGTGTCTGTCTGCCATCGGCGTGCCTGGATTGCGTTCAGCTATCTTTGATTGTAATTCTTTCCAGCCTCCATCATTTTTGATACCTCCAGTACCACTTATGATATTTATGCTACTGACTTTCTGCTGAATATGAGGATTGTGTTCTAAATATGTCTCTTTTTCAGATATTGACATAAATTTAGAATACTCTTTACCTGTCTTCTTATTAATGAAATCGTATGTTGGCATTTACTTTAAACTTAAATGATATTGTACTTGACTTGTTACTTCAGCCATTTCTTCTAAAATAGAATCAATATCTATAAACTGGTGTAACTCGTTCTTTTGTGCAATATCATAAGAAGTTTTAGAAATGTCTTGTCCGTATTGTACAATTTCTGAAATCGTATGTTCAATACTTTGAAAGTTTTGTAAAGTGTGTTGACCTGCTGAGATATGTATTCTCTTGTTTGTGTTACCTTGGTAAGTCTCAACTAACTTATCATTTAACGCATTTAACTTCGTATAATATTCACCTAATGCTTCGTGTTGTGAATAACTTGTTGTCTGCCAATGTGCAAGTTGTATATTATTTAAAAATACAATTGTCTTGCCAACTAGTGTTTCAATCATCATAATTTGCCTTTCTAAACTTTATAATTGTGGACCTTTGGTTTAAGGTCTTCCTCTTTTTGTTTCTTCTCTTTTTCAATAACATTATTTGCAACTATGTATGCTATCATAAAACCTACTATGGTAACTAAAATACCTAACACACCCATTAATAATCCATATTCAAAATTCATTACACAGCCTCATATAATTCGGTATCTAATAATTCTTGTTGTTTACAACCGATAGTAAACCACTCTGGTATTGTTGCAGGTTTTGACCATACAGCAAATCTTTTCTTTTTCATAATATAATATTTTCTGTATGAAGGAACAACCATAATCTTGTTGTCTTCATCATACACTTTACACTCATCAGGCATTGCTGGTGTAGGTAAAGTACCTATAACATTAATAGGTGCATTTTTAGGTGGCACACTTAATAAGTCACCTAATAGTACAAACGATTTATGACCACCTGTCTTTTTGTTTTTAGGAAACCTGTTCATAAATTCATCATTAAGTGCTTTGAAGTGTCTGTATAACCATATGTAATTGTAAGCAGACTTCATTACCCATTTTGTACTAGGGTGACCTAGCCAACCTGCTTTGTAAATAGTTGCTTCTTCATTAGGATTATCTAAACGCCATCTTTTGATATTTCTGCCGTTCTTTGTTTTGTCCATATATTCAGTACCGTCTAACACTCTTTTTGCTGTACACAACATCTGAGCGCTTTCTAGTATCATCTTAACAATATGTTTATCACAACTCATTTGAGCAGCAACAACGGGATCTTTATCTAAAGCAAAAATGTTCATTAGTTTAACCTCGCCTGTTTACCATATTTTTTAACTAACTTCTGATATGTTTTAGACCAAAAGTTATATGCCCAACTGCCATCTGCGACCTTACTCATCATCTTCAGGCAGTTATTTTGTAGTCTTTGTGCTTTCATAGCGTTTATTATATACAAATTATACATCTTTGTCAAGCTTTGATTTCACTAAAGTTGCGTCATTTTTACTAGTTTTTGGGTCAAAATCTGATATTTGTTTGTTCATTAGGTTATTATCAGGCATTTCCATACTAGATTTACCATTCCACTCTAATATCTGATCCATTTTGATTCGTATCTCGTCTGGATCCAGACCCATTGCTCTAATCTCTTTGTCACCTAATAAGGTAAAAAACCTCTCATAGTCTTCATTTGTTAAGTTCTTTTTAGCAAACTTTTTAAAAAACTCTTTATAGTTTTTATTCTGTTTTAAACTCTCTTCAAGTTTCTTCTCTTCTCTCTTTATTTGTAATTCTTCTTTTTTATTCTTTCTCTTCTTTATATCTTCTCGTCTTGCTACCCAACCTGCAAGTGATATATTGGCAGCGATTAATAGTAATACTGCT